TTAAAGCACTGACTCATAAATTTCTATTATTTTTAGAATTCTTATTTTTATATATTCTATTATAAATCTTTTACGCTTCTCCGGAATTTTATATGCGGAAAACAGTGGAGGCACATCATCATCTATGTGATTAACAATATTAACTATTTTTTGTTCTACATATTTCTGTTTAACCTCTTGTATTATTCCATCAAAAATACTCCTATAATCTAATTTAATTACCTTAAGTAGTTCAAGATGATTTAACTGTTTATCATTCCATCTAATATCAGATAGACCTTTTTTAATATATTGTTCCATCTTTTGGTCATCATCTAGTATAATGCTTATTCTTTCTGCGGATAATTCTCTTCCTAAACTGCTTCCACTATCATATATTGGTGAAAAAGAGGATCTCAATCGTTGAAATCTTTTATTTATTGATCTTATAGTTGTTCGACTATTAATAAAAACAAAAATAGTCAATAATATTTTTGAAAAAATAGATCTCCTTTGATAATCTAAGATAACTCTTTCTATTTCTTGATAGTCAGATCCTTTGTTTATAACTAACGCCCAATTTTCTGAATGACGATCTGTATTCCCTATAATTGCATCAAAAATGATCATTTTGATTACATCAGTTTTCAAATGACCTAAATGCACATTTTCCAAAGAATCAAAAATATATTGCAATGAATGTTTTTTCTTAAACTCTACAGAAAAATCAGGATGTTTTTGAACTATGTATCTATATCCTTCGTGATGTTCTTCTTTGTCTTCATCAATAATAGACTTAGATATACATCCTATAGTAGAATCAAAAGAAGCTACATCATATCGTAAAACATTAAAGCCTAATGATATCCCAACTTCTGAAGCAATAATTTCAGACCAAAACTCATACTTATAATCCCTATTTTCTCTCTTCATAGAGGTTTTGAAATAATACTTGTCTCCATTCGGTGATATCGTAATAAATTTATCCCTAGTACCTCCCGTGTGAAGATGTATTTGTCTTTTCCAATTTGAAATATCTAAATATTTAGCCATATTATTCACATAAGATATGAACAAAGATACAACTTATTTTTGGCTTATCAATTTTACTATTGAAACAAATTATAATTCATTCCAGATTCCTACATAAATATATATATTGAACATACATATTTGCATAAAAATACCCCGACTTTCCCAAGCCGAGGCACCCAAAGTTTTTTTATTATGAATCTTAGTGTTATTTTTTAGTAGTTATTTCTTTCTATTCTTACGGATTAGCCAAACAATTATAATGATCAAACCTATAATTACGCCTATAGCTATTTCTCCGACTTGTACCTTAACAGATTGCCACCAGGAAAGTTCACGTTCAACTGGATAAGGGACCTGTATTTCCTTTTGCTTCTCACTAAAAAGAGAATCATACTTTGCCTGCAACACAGAGTAATCACGTGACAGTTCCTTGTACCAGTCACGGTACCTATATAATTCGGTCCGGATAACGTTTCCGGATTCATCGACTACGATTACCGTAGAGTCCTTTATTACAACTGAGTCTTTCCGAACCGTTTGTTCCTTGATTACAACCGAATCTCTCGTTATTACCGAATCTTTTAGTTGTATTTTGGTCTCTACTGGGACATACTGAGGACTCCGGCAAGATGACAACCATATTGCTGACGTCAGCAAAATGATCAGGAAGTATACTAGGCGTCTCATAGCTTCAATACTTGATTTCTATTCATACCATCTGCTCGGAATGATACATGCACCCAGGCAAAGTTGGATTCATCGATAAGCTGATCAAACGGCAAGTTTTTCTGAATGTAGTCAAACAATAACTTATTCTGTTGCCGATCACCTGTATCAATGTCGGCAGCTTGTCCAGTCATGTGTTGAGATGTATTAGAACCTTTCACTGCTTTATTCAATGCCGGGCAGCGGAAACCGGAATTAACCGTGATCGGTTTACCATACCATTTCCGCAATGGGTCCAATACATTATTCACTAGTGCAGTCAGATTAAGGACATGCTCCTGATTGCATCTGTTGTTGATTCCTAAGCGGTCTGCGGTCGTAGATTTGCAGAGTTCCGCAATTGTAAAGTACTTCATTTCTTTTCCTCCTTATAATTAATAGTCACTTGGCGGCTGCCGGTTAGTGCATCCGTGTACATCACATTTTTTTATCTCAGCTTCTTTCAATCTAAGCTCCAGTTCATGTTTCTTATGAATATCTTCCAGATGAGCGGACTGTTCCTGCCGGAGTTCAACATAAATAGCGTCAATCTTGGCATCACGTTGAGCGATACGTTCTTCCAGCCATGCGACTTGCTTGCGTTCATTTTCATCCTCCATACTATCCGCTGTCGCATCTTCCTTCCTTGCATTCGTTCGACGATTCACATAGAAGTTAACTATCCATTTGATTGCTTCGAAGCCTCCCAAAGCCCCGATCAGAGCCAGCCATTCATTTAATCCCATATTCCTTTTCTCTATCTAATTATTAGTACTACCTTTGTATCGATTTACAAGCGAAGGGGTGGTGCCTTTCGCTATTTGTTTTGTTTGTGTTATCAAGCCGCTAACTCGTGATGAGCAGGCGGTTTTCTTTTTTTTATAAGGCAGCTAACCCTTCGTTTACCTCCTGCAAGATACTTTCAAACATGGTAATATGCGGTGCTATTTCAATATCCGCAGGGAAGTTCATCGCCTTATTACCGTTTTCAGATGACATATATCCGGAATAGGTACGTTCCTCATTACCGGTTACTTTGTTGATGTTACACGACAAACGGCGTAATTCCTTGCCATCATAGGAATAGGAAACCTGATATTCATACTCTCCGCTTTTTGTGATTGCTTCCACTTGTGTAGTTCTTGAATTTTCAGTTAAAATCTTTGTTTTCATAATCTTCTATTTTTTATTGTTAATACTATCCAGTTTTTCATAAACACTCTTTTTAACGAAAGCGAAAAACTGTCCGACATCCATATACTTACGCACGGCTTCCGCCTTCTCTTCATTTATTTCTACTTCTCCCTGTTTGTAGATTGCCTGCGCAAAATCCAATTCACCCAAGTCAGGGGTATTCTTGTAGATTGTGTTACCTAGCTCTTTGCTGATATCGAAAGTACTCTTATTCCCTTCGATGTCTGTTACTTCGATTTTTCTAAAGTCTATTTCCATAATCGTTATTTATTAAAATTTATTTCTGCCCATTATTGCAACTACAAACCAAGAATTTCTGTTACCTTGGTCCTTATGAAACAACTGTACACGAAAAGAACCATAATTAAGACCCGATAAAGATGCTATGGTCCAATCTCCATGAATTGCCGTTGCAAGAGGAAAATAATCGTTACCAAGATTATGTTCTATAACATAATCTCCCGTATTAGCACGATATACACGATTAACGGTGCATCCATTTCCCCATGATCGAGATATCCCGCCGCCGTCGTTAATCACCGCCGCCCATAATACCCCCGGAGCATTCCAAATTTCACCGCTTCGTTGACCAAATACATGTGATCCGTAACTTTGTATAGCATAAGACGTTCCATTCCCAGTAATAGCTAATGCGGGTTTATTCGCTCCGCCACTGATACTAATACCAGCTCCTTTATCATTTCTGATTTGAAGAAGCGCAGCACTCGGGTTGGCTGTTCCATATTCGTTTATTCGTAAAAAACGGACCATATTGTCTCCAATCATAAGCGATCCCTTAGCGTCGGCAGAAGTAAGCCTGTCACCTTCAACTTTAAAGCCACCTATTTTTGCACCGGTTGTTGCGGTTAACCGTCCGGTAGTTATATCGGTAGTTGATATTATACCTGCCACAAGGGTTCCGGTCACAATCGCATTCGCATCAATCAGAGATGTTTTGATATGTCCTCCTTCGATAATCGTAGTATCGAGTTTAGCAAGTGTTACCATATCCTGATACGCCATTCCTTTGAGTGAAGTCTTCAATGTATTCAATGCTGTATTCACATTATTCGCCATTGTCTGTGCTGTGGATGCATTCGATTTTGCAGTATCCGCTGTCGATTGTGCAGCGACAGCAAGCGTCCGTGCCTTTTCAGAGATGGCATTCAATAAGTCGGTACGTGCATCATAGTAGGCTTTGAAATTTGCTCTAAAAGCTGTTCCGGCTATGGCTGACGTCGTTGTTAACGATGAGAGCAGCGGAGTGACATATGTGCTCAAATTAGAATAGGCGGTTCCATATGCCGTTTTGGATACCCCAAACTTGTCGGCTGCAGCATCATTCTTTACCTTCTCCGAAACGATAGCGTCCCATTCCTTTTTAGCTTGCTGCTTATCCGATGGGGTGAGCTTGTTGTCACTGGCAATATCAGTAAGAAGAGAATTTGCAGACTCCGCACTGCTTTTCGCTGTATTGGCGGTCGACTGTGCTGTGGCTGCATTTGTTTTCGCCGTGTCGGCTGTCGATTGGGCGGTAGTAGCTGCACTTTTTGCTGCATTAGCCGTATTTTGAGCAGTAGTCGCATTCGATTTCGCAGTATCCGCAGTTGTTTGGGCGTTGTTAGCCGCGGTCTGCGCATTATCTGCCAGCGTCTTTGCCTTTGCTGCGATCGCATTGAGCAGATCCGTACGCGCATCGTAGTATGCCTTGAATTTAGCACGGAAGTCTGTACCGATTATTGCGGATGTAGTCGTTAATGAAGACAGCAATGGAATTATATAATTACTCAATGTCGTATATGCTGTGCCGTATGCGGTTTTAGGCACACTGAACCTGTCGGCTGCAGCATCATTTTTCGTTTTCTCTGAAACGATGGTATCCCATTCTTTTTTCGTTTGCTGCTTTTCTGCAGCCGTCAGTTTATTGTCATTCGTAATGTCAGAGAGTAAGTTGTTTGCGGATGTTGCACTACTTTTTGCCGCATCTGCCGTAGCCTGAGCCGTGGCGGCATTGGTCTTTGCGGTATTAGCCGTTGTTTGGGCATTATTAGCTGCGGTTTGAGCGGCAGTAACCTGTGCACCGGTTGCTTTATCGTTAATTGTTCCTTGCAGGGAAGAATTCAACGAGTTAAATGTAACTTGTCCGGTAAAGTCAATCTTCTTGCCGAATACTGATACACCGAACCCGTCAAGGGTAATCTGACTTTTAATCGTATCGGTAGTCGGACGCTGTTTCAAATCGACCAAAGGAGTCGTAACTTCTGTCTTTACATCCAACGTTCTAGCAGTCGTACCACTGGTCCATGTGTAAGCTGATGTTTTTAGGGAGATATTAACGCCTGTAGCTCCTTCTACGATCACGCAATATTTTGAACCGCCACGGACATATATATACTCCAGTGAGGCCTCCGTGATTTGACTGATACTACCCACAGGCACAATATCAGCAAAACTATAAGCATAGTCCAAAACAGTTCTTTGGATAGCTATAGTTCCCCATCCGGAACCGTTGGACTGCCAACGGCACATAACGGAGAACCCTTCGCTGTGCGTACTCCATGAAGGTTTGCCATATCCTGCGTAAAGCGTCCTTTGAACTGTAATTATATATGGTATGGTAGTACCCATTCCAATTATAACCGGATAGTATTTTGTCACATCCAGTCCCGTAGCATCCACCCAGAGTTCCGTGCGTTTAGCCGCGTTGGCCGCAATGGTTTCTGTCTGACTTTTGACAGTCAGTTTAATCGCGTCAGGCGTTATCTTTGCCTCGGCAGACTGCAAGCGGGTATTAATGCCGTCTACTACTGTCTGATCCGCTTTTAGCCTGATAGAATTCTCCGTCTGAGTAATTCGTGTTTCCGCACTGGCTAACGCTGATGTAGTGTTACCCCCTCCAAAAAATCCGGTTACCGCACCATTGATGATCGTAGCAGATATAGTCACGTTTCCCGCTGTCCCCTGCTTCCATTGTTCCAGACCGTTACCTTTCCCTATTCCTTTTTGACCTATGAGTACATAGGACCGTCTCGTTGCGGTACAGGTCATGCCACTACCACCGTAGGCTGCCAGCGCATTGGCAGTAGCCGTATCGATACCGATAGCATCGTAAGAGATCACGACTATAATATAGTTTGTATCAATCGCATTCAGCGCATTTACGAAGTTCGTATAATTTGAACCTCCGGCATAAACATCGTAAGTACCGACCTTTGTAAACTCCAAAGTAGTCCTGTTTATTTTAAATAAAGTAAATCCCCTGCCACTATAATTAAGCTGAGTTTCATTAAGCACCACATAAGAGGTTGCAGCTGCATCTGAATTAGTACCATATGCTACAAGCCGGCCGACTTTGTTATATTCGGTTTTGGTTACCCTTTGCTCTATTGCGTTTTGAGCAACAGTGATCGCTGATTCTGCCGCAGTGACCCGGTTGCCTAAAGCATTGAAAGTAGTTGTGTTTACTTTTAGATCGATACTGTCTTTAAGAACTTTGATCCCTGAGGCATAAGTCGTTTTTGTTACATACTTACCGTCAACGTCATCCAGGAGTTTCTTTGCATTAGCGGCAGAAGTTGCGGCTTCTCCCGCTTTTGTTGTAGCAGTAGAAGCGCTACCAACAGCAGATGTCTCACTTTTCTTCGCATTCGTGGCGGCTACGGATGCTTCACCCGCTTTCGTTGTTACTTCTTTGACCTGTAATGTGATGCTGCCCGCGGTCTGATTAATGCTGCTTTCTTTTGTCGTGACCGATTGCAAGGATGCTGCCGCAGAATCTGCAGATCCAGCAGCAGCAGTAGCAGAGGAAGCGGCATCGTTAGCCTTAGTTGCCGCCATGTTTGCAGATGTTGCTGCTTCTCCAGCTTTTGTTCCGGCAGTATTTGCAGAACCGGACGCAGCCGTTTCGCTTTTCTTCGCATTCGTGGCGGCAGCAGTAGCTTCACCTGCTTTCGTTGTTACCTCTTTGACCTGTAATATGATGCTGCCCGCGGTCTGGTTGATACTTGATTCCTTCTCTGTTATGGTAACGAGTTTGGCGGATGCGTCATCAGCGGACTTTTTTGCATTCGTTGCAGATGTAGCGGCTTCACCGGCTTTGGATGCCGCAGTAGAAGCAGAACCTGAAGCAGCCGAAGCAGACTCGGACGCTTCGGTAGCTTTCTTGGTAACTTCCTTGACTTGCAGCGTTATATTTCCCGCAGTCTGGTTGATGCTTGACTCCTTCTCTGTTATAGTAACAAGCTTCGCTGTAGCATCATCTGCGGACTTTTTTGCATTAGCTGCGGAAGCAGATGCTTCCCCTGCTTTGGATGTCGCAGTAGAAGCACTGCCGGCAGCGGCGGTCTCGCTCTTCTTCGCGTTCGTGACTGCGGTGGTCACTTCCGTAACCTTAGAGGATATCTGACCTTCTCGAATCTCAAAGTTCGTCTCGACAGTGGTGATTCTCGTTTCCAGCCTGCTTTCAGCATCAGATATAGCTTCTTCCACTCTTTTGCCGGAACGCAGGATAAATGTTCCTTTCAGCCAGACATTTGTTCCGTATAAGCCGGAGCCGGACAATACACCGAACACAGCATCGGTTATGCCCGATAATTCCCCTGTACGGGTAATCAGTTTATCGGTGAGTGAATAAGAGTTGATCCCGGCATAATCATCACGGTATGGCGCAGTATCACCTATCGCACAGTCTATCTGTGCTTTTTGCCTTGCAGTGTTGGTTCTGTTGCCTAATACCGCTACATCATCACCCGGTCCCGGAGACGAACTGCCTGCCTCACAGTCTGTTTTTGATAAATTGAAATAACCTGTTCCGGCAGAAGTTACCAGACGCCAATAACGTTTAGCCGATTTTCCAGTAAATGCCTGGCAGAGTACCTGATCGTCTTTTACAAAATCATCCGTACTGTCATGCTCGCATTTCCAATAAGAACCGCCATCGGTGACTTTAGTCAACTTCGCTCCGGCAGCAGATCGTATGACCATACCGCCTTGATGTGTCATTTTCTGAACGACCAGTTCGAATACAGAGAAGATCTTACGCACGGTGAGGTTGTCTATCTCCATGTTCCAACTGCCGTCCAGAGCCTTATATATCTTCATCCCTTCGCCGCTAAAACCGGATACAAAGGTTTCAGAAGAGACATAGTCCTTGATGACTGTCTGCATCAACGTTGCGATATGCGATACGGACAAATCATGCAGATCGGCAAGAGCTTGTACCAGAAGATCAAGCGTGGTTACCTTCTTGGATACAGTCAATTCGGGAACTTCCAATAGTTCGCGTAAGATTACCTTATTAGCTTCGATCAGACCTTCCTTGTTGATAAGCCAGCCGGTTACATTCTTAGCATAATCAATAGACGATATCTCATCGGAAATTTTAGCTTTGCATGCGGAAAGCGGACCTATGACATCTACGCCTTCCTTAAAATGGATCAGCTTCTCGGCTGTATCTTCCGTTACCTTACTTAAATACTTTCCGTTTGCGATTTCCTCAGTAGAAATTTTGTGCAGTTTAAAATGTCCTCTGCCATCGCTATTGGGTATTCTGTCGTCGTCTACGAGTACGTATAAGTCATCCTCTCCCTCGATAGAGATCACCTGACCGGGATAGGGCATGTACGCTTCCTCATCTTCGTTACGGGCGTAAGCCGTGGCATCCTCTATGGTGGGCCACGTCTCCGTTGAGTCTATGGGGAAAGGATTCGTCCGTCTGTATTGGTGAGGAAATGAACTTCCGACTATTTTTACCATGATTATGCTGTTTTAAAAGTAAATGAATCCGGATCGTTCAAACCTTGTGTCTGAATAACCCACATTTTGTAATCAATAGCATCGCTTCCATTTGCTCCTTCGACAGATATCACTTTCGGTCCTGAACAAATTTTCCCGTTTTCTACGAAATTGCCGTATGATGATGCAATGGATATTTCCTTAATACTATCAGCAGGAACACACACGGCTACTATCTTCCAGTTAGACGCGGAGAACTTGAATATACCAGGACCACTATACAGACCATTAGATCCTAGTGCTCGCACGTCGGCAGAGGATTGAGGAATAGAAGAACACACGCCGGCGAACCATTTACGTTTGACATTCACGGTGATCTTGCTAGTCAATTCTTTCTTGGGCAACGAACCATCTTCACTCGCAGCATATATGACTGTAGCAAAATAGGTTTCTCCCTGTGTGTAATTACCTTGCAGTTGTCTCGTTGTAGTCTGCACGCCACCGACTTCTTCCGAAAAAATTAGTTTGTTGTTAGGGTTATTATCATAATAAGCTTGTTCCATAGGGCCTTGACCGTTTTGATATGCTGTATAAGTGATATAGCCTTTCTGGGTACCAAATTCAACATCATTAGAAGACGACAGTTTCCCTTCTAATTTTGCTGAAGCCTTTTGAGAAAGCATATTAATAAAGATCTCTTCCAATGTAGTTCCAGCCGGAATCATATCCCCGGTCTTTATATATCCTACATTACTGGATGTTACATTTATAGTCTGTATTAACTTTGCGATAGTGCTTCCTCCACCCGAAGAAGAGCTCCCGTTATTAATTACTTGCTGTTTGCTCTTTTCCTTCCGGTATGTAAGAGAGTCGATCTTGTTTTCAAGCTCGCCAATACGAGAATAAGGAGCTGTTTCTCCGACAGTGTATATCGGAGAGTCATAAGGGATATCAAGGTTATATTCAAGCCCTATGATACGAGAGATACGACCTTCTTCAAAGTATGCCTTATTAATAAGGTTCACTTTCTGACCAACGGTGAAACTCTTGGCAAAGTCGGGATCTTGTTTACCCGTTTCAGGATTAATACCATAGATATAATCCGACATCAGGGTGGTATTGTAAGTAGAAGGGTCCTGTTTAAGTTCTTCAATATATTCTCTTGCCCGTTCCTCGACTTCTTTCTCTGCGTCAGGAATAAGCTTGTCGGATACAAATTGGGAATCATAACCATAGAGAATATATGTGTCACCGCCATCTTTAGAAGGATGTAGGAAGTCATCAGGAAGCATTCTGCCATAATCATCATTACGTTTGATCTCGTAGACTTGCGCATCTTTGTTCCAGGTGCCGTCCTCTGATTTTTCAGGCTGATACTTGTCACCTCCGGCTGAATCGTAAGGATTGAATGTTACTTCAAAGTCCATGCCGGCTAAAGGGCCTGATTGAAACGCCACTCTTAATTCCTCTCCGTCCAAGCGATATTCGTTTGAGAAATGGAATCCCAGGTCCGAATCTTTAAATCTCCATGCCAACCAATCTTTTGACGTTTTTGTTCCATCCGGATTATCTATAGTATCAGTATATGTATGAGTTGTTACCATACCCGTCAGTTTTTCACTTCTAGGATAGATATCATCAAAAATAACGATCTGCTCTACAGCTTCCTCCTCTGTCATACCTTCATAGGCATCAATATATGGTACGCCTTCAGGCATCATCAAATGCTTGGTTACAATACCTTCGGCAGTCTGAGAACCTTTGTCATCTGAGAAATATATAGATGGGACATTACCTTTTACAATGTTATCAATTGTGTAGGTGTCGCCAAGAGAAGCGGTAATACCTTCCGGCAAACGCAGCACATTGGCTGCTTCGCCAGTAAAGAAATCCGGATTGTACACAGCATTGAATGACTTCCCTGCATTTTCACCAGAAATGAATGTTACAGAAGCGCTAGCCGATTGACTAACATTCTCTAAAGTGATATCTCCGGAAGATCCTGCAAGTATCAATGTAGAGGATATAGAAGATGGAAGCTGAAAGACAACATATAGCTTTAAATCTGTGGCTCCGCGTTCAATCTTTATGTCGCTATCAATGGTTATATTGTCTGTCAACTCCTTCTCTCGATTTTCATAGATAGTACGTACATTTCCTCCAAGACCATATACTCTCGTTACGTCATTGACTTTGTATCGGATTTGCCATCTCCAACTATATATTCCAGAAGGCAAATACTCTCTTTCAACAGGAGAACCAGCTGGATAGACCATTGTTCCTATATTGAAAGAAACGCTTTTACTATTCATTGCGTAAGTACCACCAACAGGTTTACTAGATAGCAACTCATAATTTAAGTCATTTACTCCTCCTTTTACATACCCGCTTGTTCTGACAGATGCCTTAAACTTTTCTTCGATCTGATCATCAGAAGAGAAATACTTCATATCAAGTACTCTCGATGTATCGGAAATATCACGTCCGTTTACTTGCTTGACATCAAAGATCAACTTTTTGCGATAATTAGCCGGAATATTACGTGTTGACCCAAACGCATAAATACGAGTTGCGTATGAATCTTGGCTATCACTTCTATCCATCTTGCTGACATTCATTCCTAGTTCGAAGTCAACAGGATCGCCATCCTCGCAACGACCAAAATGAATCACTTCTTCCTCTACCCACCACTCACATTCAAAACTCTCAGCCATTTGATTGAGAGCATCGATCATGTTAACGTTTTCGTATGAGATCAATCTAGAAGAAGTATCTACTGTTTCGTCTATTTCGCATTTAAACGTTTTGTCATGGTACTTATAACCCAGGACTTCCAAGTTCTTCAGAAATACATCCATGTGAACCTTTAAGGTATCGGTAAGATTCCAGCCTGCTTCACGACTTCCACTATCAGGACTATAGAAAAACTTCTTGTTTTTCCACTTCCAATAGTAAGCATCAAGACGGAGTTCGTAGTCCAATGAAAACTTCAATGTGATATAATCCTCCTTCATCAAGAGATATTTGCGCTTACTACCTTCATTAATTGGAGTAGAATAGCGTATGTTTCCAAATATGTCTTTGATATCCACTTTGTCCATGACACCAAAGTTCGGAGATATGAAAAAGAAGCCCAAAATATTGAGGCTTCTATATTTCACTAGCGAGGCATTGTGAAGAATTAGGTTCTTAAAGCAGGATTGGGCTCATTGAGTTTTAAGCTAAATTTGCCTATTCCTCTCATGAACTGGCTGAATTGACTGCATGATTGATAGATCGTTTTATATACAACAGCAGGTTGATACTTGGTCTTTATTTCAAGAACTCCAGTAGCCAGTTCCTCGCAGAAACTGCTATAACGAGCAAAAAATTGTTCCTCACTGGAAGCCGTTAGATTGATCTGAAGGGTTAGATTTCTCACATCTACCCTTGGATTGGCAATAACTACCCTTTTCCCATGCTCTAATCGGCTCTCATTCTCTATGAATGCTTTACTAGGGGCAGGAGTCATTAATGCAGATAATGAGGTATCATCCATGCTTATTCCCCATTCTACGTAAGCATCCTTGCCATTTATGAATAATTCTTCTTTCATTGGAATACTATCACTTCTATTTATTATTAAATTGTTTAATTCCGCTATTTATACTATCCAACTTATTACCAAATTCATTTATGATTCTCTTCTGATATCCTGCTATATCTTCCAAATAACTGTTAGAAGAAATAGCAAGATTCCTTATCTCCGTCAGGGTTATGCTATTATTCCCGACTGTCACTGAAATAAGGTTCATTGACACCAACATGGATAACATGGAGTTCTTTATTTCTTCATTGGATATCTGTAAAGCGGTAAAACGACCGTTAAGTTCTTCGCCTGTATCTTGAGACATGGCAGCAAATCCTTTTTGGGAAGAGGATTGAGACGCAGATTCAGATTGAGTAATATCAATCCCCGCTGTATCCTTTATTGTATTTGATATATTCTCTGCCATTCCTTGTATAGCTGGAAGTTGTTCTTCAGCGTTTTTCATTAGATCAGCCGTAAGCTTTGATACTTGTCTGTTTAGTTCGACTTCATCAATTAATCCTTTAGCATAATCATCATACGCTTTATTTATCTTACTTTGATAACTATTTTCACCCTCTCCGAATATCTTAGATAAAACAATGCTTTTCAGCATATCATTTGCAATATCCCGGAATGTATCAGAAGCGTATTCTTTAAAACTAGCTAAAGCATCTTTCCCACTATCCAGCCAATCCCAAATGCTATCCACGAAATTATCGACTAATGGCTCATATAAAGAGCTTACATATTCATGAAGCTGCTCTAAATATTCATCATACTTTTCACGAAGTTCAACTAGCGACTCTAATGTTTCCTTAGTCTGTCCTACTAATTTATCACCATATTGATTTAATATAGCATTAGCAGCTTCTTTATTGATTAACCCTTCATTATCGAATAATTCACCGAATCCATTACTCCTTGCCCACGAAACCAAATCCTCTGTCTCTTGAGAACGCCCACCAATACCACTACCAAGGAAGCCTTTTTTACGTGATCTGGTCTCTATGCGCAAGTTGTCTACTGCCGCTGTTTGCCCTTCCTTGTACTTTCGGGCAAAATCAACACCCCAAATTTTCCCATATGTATTGTCCAAAAACCAATTCCATGAATTAGTAAACCATCCACCACCGCTTTTATTCTGATAAGTAGCCTGTGATTCTTCTGCTTTATTTTTATACGCTTCCGCTACTTCATCGTGTAACTCCTTATAATCACGTAAGTTATTCAGATTATCTTCAGAGAACCAGTTAGCTTCTGCCTGCTGTGCTTCAAGTGCAGCTATACGGTACTCATTTACAGCATCGGTTAGCTTATTAATTTCTGCGACCTTTTCAGCGAATTTCTCATACTGATTATCAGCAGTTGGAAGAATTGAATTTAGTTGCTGCATAAGCTGAATACCTGCTGATATAATTCCCAATATGACAGATGCTTTTTCTACTGCGGACATAGCATCTGCGCCAGTTTTAGCAACTTTAGTTATACCATCAATTGTTCCAGTAGTAAATAAAGCGACATCGCCAATCAAAGAAATTATTTCGCCGGATGTACCACTAATACTATTACCTATTCCTTTTACTGCATTCGCAAGTTCGTCAACTTTTTCTTTTGCTGTTTTTTCCGCTTTAACAAAGTTGTTATTAGCTTTTTGAGACTTATCTTTGGCCGCATTATATCGCTTTAAGGCTTCGGCAGCAGAAAGATAAGTAGTATCAATTTTTCCTGTTTTTTTATTAAGAGTTGTACCTGATGCTACCTTTTCGCCCGAATTTACCTTATCTAGAGTTTTTTTTGCTTCAACAAGTTCCTTCTCTGCTTGTTGCAATGTTTTTAGATTGTCCGCTAATGCTTGAAAAGGATTTCTATTATCCAACTCATCTATTATTTGCTGAATAGTAGATGTATATTCTCGTAATTCTTCGGGATTAAGGACCGTCGCCGCAGCTCTTTTAACCTTTTCTAATTGATCTAGCAGAGACTTAAGTGTTTCCGAAGAAGTATTCTTCAAATCCTCAAATGCACGTACATACTCCGGTGACTTTTTCAAAATATCAAAATCATGCTGCATCAGTTCCTTTCCTTTGTCGGAGATAGCTTTAGCTATGGAACGGTCTATTTGGGAAACTTCATTGGTATCTCCAGCCTTCTCAGCTTTTTCACGAGCCTTTCGCAGCAAAGTGATGTCGTCGTTAAACTGTTTTTCAATAGCCAGCCGTTGATCTGCATATGATTGATACTGTTTCAACAATGGCTTATACCAGTCAATAGCCTGTCTTTTCTGTTCATTCCCTATTATAGAATCAAAAGCAGATGTATCTACTTTCACCGCAGTCGCATCAAACGTTTGCTTCTCATAATCCTTTCGCTGCTTTGCCCGTAGATTTTCCTGTTCGTCAAAGGCTTTTTGCTGAAGTTCGATCTCCGTCCGAATGTAATCTTCCCTCTGACGTTCTAAATCCTGTATTTCCTTCTTGTTGTCTAGATCTCTTTGTCTACGTATCTTATCTGCTCCCTCTGCTATGGTATCAATATAAGACTGAATATTCTGATTTTCCAAATCTTCATCTCTACGTTTCCTTTCAAGTTTTTGCTTATCCAAAAGTTCGGAGATTTTCTTTTGCTGATCTACAATAGAGTTATGCTCCTTCGGATTATTAATTTCTTTGCCCGTTATTTTTTTATATATGCCAGCTATTTTGTTTACCTCTGTTTCTGCGTCATTGATCTCTTTCTGTGTTGCCTTAGAATTGTATTTCCTTAATACTTTTAACTGATTCTGTGCATTAACATAGTCAGACTTTAATTGAGTAATTCGCTCTCCAATGGTTAATCGCCCTTCTTCTATTATCTTATCTGGACTAAAAAAAGAGCTAAATAATGCACTTATCTTTTGAGAGAAAGTAGTAGTATTGTCTTTCATTTTATCCAATAAAGACTCATATCCTTTTGATATATTTTTAGCAAAGGAATCGAAATTATTCTTCCCTCGATCTAATCCAGTCATCATTTTATAGGTATAATCATCAACTAGATTTTCGGCATTTTTAGTGCTTTTTATTCTCGCATTATCTAATATTTTAGATCCCTCTTCTTCCGATTTAGCAGCTAGTGCGTAACCTTCTTTTATTTTTTTTGCAATCTCATCATATTTATATTGAGCAGCAGCAATAGCAGAATTCTTTCGTTCTTCTGCTGATATATAAATACCTCCACTAGAAAAATCTTCAAACTTTAGTTTTTTTGTTGCTTCGATATTACGTTCGGCTTCAACTAATGCCCTTATATTTTCTTCTTGTTGTTTTATATATTGTGCAGCTTTAGCCCTTTCGATCATCGCACTAATAAACGCACCTTTATTATTATTCAGGAGGTTTTCTGCATCTACTACATCAAGAATAGACAATCCTAGCTCATTAAATGCCTTTTTGTTGTCTTCAATAAACTTCTTTTTAGCCACCAAGTTATCTCCAAGCCTATTCCATTTAATAGAGAGTTCCTCTACTTTAGCAATCGGAGTAACGGCCGTTTCAGCAACAGATTTATTAAATTCTTCCAATTCTTTACGAGCTCTCTTGTTTGCATCAATAAGTAGCCATACTCCTCCAACAACAGTTGCTATTGCAGTAAACAGCAACACGTAAGGATTTGCTTTCGCCACAAGATTAAACGCTTTTTGAGCAGTAACTTCGCTCCGCGTTAACGCAATATTAGTAGCCTTAGCTTTATTCTCTAACGCCATAGATGCAATAATAGCTTTACGACGGACATTCTCAATTGCGAGCATCACGGTATTGGATTTCTTAAGCATTCCATAAGTTCCTTCCAACCCGACAACTATCCCCATCAATGATTGAATCTTAGTCTGCAATTCAGCCATCTTTTCACTCTTATCATTAAACAAGCCCATAACACCAACAACCAAACTTGCAGATGTAGCAGCACCTGACAAACCGGCTTTTAGTGTAGCAAGACCTTTGTTAGGATTAGCAAGAAACTCCATTTCAGCATTTACAAGCTTCATTTGCAAACGCATTTTGCCTAGCTCCTCCCCTGCCTGTTGATATTGTATCGTATTTTGCATTCCAGAAGCACGCATCTGAATTAGCTGTTCACGGGCATCCATGATAAGAGTACGCGTTCTTAAGTGTTTTGCGTTTCCCTGTTCAATAACTGTATTAAGCTCGGTTTGTCTCTTTCTTTGTTCTGATATCTGAGAGGCTATTTCTTTACTTTTTTGAATTACATCATCAAGTTGTGGTTTAAATCGTTCTAATTCACTTGATATCAATGCAGTGGCTCCATCACCTATTTGAACACGAGTGAGTCCTTTGCCTTTAGCTGTGTACAACCTATCCAGAATGGACTTATAGGATGCAATCTGTGACGCTAGTTTATCATAGTATTTAATATTCTCATTCAAATCCTTAGTCAAGTCTTTTAACTCCACCTTTGCTTTTTTCACAGAATCAGAAGAAGAGTTTGTAGCCTGCTTATATTGCTCGATAGCAGTTACATTATTTGATTTGATGGCTGTAGCAAGTTTATTCCATTCTTCTTGCTGTGTCCGAATCTCCTCTCTTTGTTTTTCTAATTCTGCCGTCAATTCTGCATTCTTGGAGCGCAATTCATCTAATTGCTGTACAGAAACGCCATCTGATTTTACAGAAGGGGCACTTAACTCAACTTTTCCAATCTGGAGCATAGAAGCCATCACTTCTATTTTATCTAATAAGCTATCAAAATATTTATTGAGATTAGTACACATCTTCAATACTTCTGAATCGAATCCTTCCAAACGTTTGCCTTCTTCTTCTATAATTCTTGCAGCTTCTCTAATTCCCTTCTTTATTTCTTCTGTTTTTTTAAGGAAATCAGAATTATTTGCCGTAATATCAAAATTCAACCCTGCCATATATTTTTATTTTAATTAATGTTCAAAATTAACCACTCTCCCACTATCTCTACTAAAATCGCTTATTCAATATCCAACAATAGCCTTAATGTTGGATATTTCCTCAAAAATAGATACTCAATAGCTTTTCTGTGAGTTTTTTCAGTTCAAAGACTTCACCATTAGTCCATTGTGAAATATATGATAAAAATAGAATGAATGAGGTGATTTTGCTATTTTCGAGATTACAGATACACGACATTGGAAAGATTGTCGTGATAAAATTTGACGGAATGGGATTTCTTTGTAGTTTTGTGAAATGTTTAACTTAAAAAATAACAATCATGGAAGACATGCAAAATCTTATTGGATGGATAATAATCATCTTTGGTATTCTCCAAATTATCCTCTTTTTCAAAATATGGGTAATGACAGACAATGTAAAAAGAATAAAAAGCAATCTAATTAATAATGCAGATACTTCATTTGAAGCTGCACAAAAAGAAATTATATTTGGACATCCTGATAAGGCGTTTGAAATTTATAACAAATGCTATGTAAATGATGTTGCAAGATTACATAAAGAAACTAAAAATGCGGGAATGAATTCAGAACCAGCAAAAGACACTTATGAGATAAAATATAAAGAAAAATGTCAAGCATACGAAAAAGAATTAGCTAAGTTAGGCAATAAGTATATTATTGATTTCTCCCGTTTTGATTCTTTTGATAAAATAAATGAAATCATGTCATAACAAATAAAGGGGGCCCCACACTCAGAAACATTTGCTTCAACATCAAATATGAACAATAAAGCCGGAGTTTAATGCTCCGGCTTTTATTATGTAAATTTTGGTAGAAAAATGGATATTGATAAGTTTAATTTGAAAACAAAATCGGTCTTGTATTGGGAAAGAATTACTGGAGCGCAATCTATCTGCTTGATTTATATCTATCTACCATTCCTCATACTTGTATTTTCCAAAAGCACCTTCTCTTTTAAAAACTTTGTCTATTGTCAAATCATTCTGAATATTAAAAATCTTAGATGTAATTCTTTTTGCAGCCATTAGTTCGGCATCAAGCTTAATAGCAATAACGTATTTCCCTTCTTTTGGAAAGCCGTATGGTACTAAATCGGGAAGTTCACTCCAATTAATTACTAATTGAACTTTATTTTGGGAATTTTTATCGAAATAAATAGTCTTTATTGGATGAACCATTTTACCTTCTGTACCTTTTAGGGACATTGACATAAAATTTGGTTCAATATCTTCTATATTAATATTTTCTATAAAATAAATACAAGCTTCCCCCGAAGGGCTATCTCCATCTGTGTCATAAGAGATGTTTAAAATAACTTTTTCAATATTTGATATTTCCTTATTGTCATCATCTGTACAACCAATTAATACAAAAGATAAAATAAAAGATAAAAATATTAGTCTTCTCATCATCGTGTATTTTTAACATTAAACAATACACAAATGTAGAAACAATATTTAACTACTCAACTATATTTCTTGCTTTTCTTTGATTTCAGACACAATTTTCCCCAATGCGCCTAAAATAAAGTGATGCGCACGTCATTAAGTTGACGTGCGCATTATTCTTTAGTTTGCATGAAGTCCACTTACATACATATATGCCTGTTTGGTGTCTTTTCTGAATTTGGAACTTTGGTCGTAGTAATCGGAAATGTTCTTCATGTTATCGGAAATAGTAGTCTTGGCATCCAAGCCAAACGAATTACCAAGAATGACTCTAAGTCCATGCTTCATTTTCTTACCTGCCAAAGCTTTTGGATCGAATAGAGATATAGCCACAAACAAAAACACCTTTCTCTCATAGACCGAAAGCGTATCTTTAGCAATCAGCATCTTGTACTTGTCAAGCAATAACGGTATTTGCTTTATATCGCTTAAAATAGGTTTCCCAAGTGACTTTACTCTCGTTTTTAAATCGTCCTCTTCCTGTAAGGTGATTTTTAACTCTGACACATTACCAAATAAGGAAGCCTCTTTGTTTGCCCGGAAGAGACTATGAATAAACTCTCTGCCCTTTTGAGTCCAAACAGTGCTGACGTATGAACGAGTTTCATCATCTATTATTTCGGTGTACGTTTGAGTATCAGTATATCCCATATTCTGATATTTAGCAGTTAGAACCCACGTTTGACCTACCTTATATTGAATACCCATTTCTTTCAGTTTTCTGTTAAGGGTGACAGCAGACATTCCAAGTTCTTTAGCAATAACAGTAGTAGAAACTGTATTCTTAGCCATGAGAGTACGATCATAATAATCTGCTTTAGGTGCCACAATTTTTAAATGTTCAGACTGGATTTCATTTTGAATTAGTAATTGTTGTTTTTCTTCTTCTGAAACAACAAGGGATTTCAATGCTTCGAGATAATTACCAGGTAAAGCAGGACTAGCTTGTTTCTCTCTTTCAAGTTGCTCCCACCGGATAACTAACTTAGCACGAGCTTCATCATTGAACTTGGTTGCAACATACAAGCACTCTGTTTTTGTTAACTCATAACAAGGTTATTCCTATTCCATTCATCCTTGTAAGAGGTCAGGGAAAAATTTCCCCCAGCTATTTTCACCCATGCAAGTTCCATTGCTCGAATAGCTTTCAAAACATCGTTGTGAGGTTTCCTAGTAAGCTCAGCAATTTCAACTGAACTCATAGTTTCTTTGATTAATGACAAATCTTTCATATCTTTGCATTGTTAAAATTTAAACTATCCCCATCAGCGACTCAGTCAATTTCGCTTTTGGGGATTTTTCTTTGACTGACTTTGTAGCAAGCGAGGATTCGAACCTCTTCACGCCTTACCGACTTGCCAGACCCTCTTAGATACTTATCTACGCTTAGAATTATATAAAAGAGAAAGGCAAAGATAAAAGCTGCCTGATGTGACGGTCTGCAACTTAAATCAATGCCTTTTTATATCTTCTACCGCTGACCGTCACGTAAGCGTTTATTTTCTTTTTTTACAAATTTATCTCATATCCAAGCAACAGACGAATTTTCTTTCACCTCATACACGACAATGAAAGCATTGTCGTAAAGTAAGTGAGTAAAAGGCAGCCTTCAAAGTCGTGCTAAGACTGCCTTTCTGAATAATCGTGTATTAAGCACAAAGTAATCTTTGACCTGTTAAGGCTTCTATTATGTCATTTGTGACCTTGTAGATATTATATGAAGGGTTGGTTGCATCATTCGCATAACAGCTAACAGAATCACGTAAACGATATAATTCACTAATTAATTTTTCGTCATTAACTATACGTGCGATACGGCTTGCTTCATCGTAGGTTAGAAAGCTGGATTTGTTTGTTCTCGGATTCTTGCCATACCAATAAGGCACACCGTGAGTAGTAATATAAGAGTAATCGAAAATCAATACACGACCGATTAACTCATTAGTAATATCTGCTATCCAAAATTTCGGATGCTTTGTGTTCCAAGAGATGCCACGCTGACTATTGCGTTCTACCGCCTTCATTGCAACCGACCTAAGTGTCCATAAGACTTCTACTGCATACTTGTAATACTCTTCACTATTGAATAGGTTCATTACACCTAAAACGCTGTTTGCATTTACTTTTTTCATGTTCGCTTATATTTTATGTGTTAGTACGCTTTAAAGACAAGTTCATGTGTCTCAGGATTTACCTTCTGAAAGAAATCCCCATTCTGAAAATACCCTCTACCAATAACCATCTGTTGACGTTCTTCGTTAAAGACAGATTTTAGCGCCTCTATTTTATCTTTCAAACGCACTTCGGCAAACATAGAGCCTCTCTGTGTTTCTTCAAGCATGAACTCATTAAATGCCTTGATTAGACCTTGTACATAAAGGTTGTTGGTGTCAATTACAATATTCTGTTTCATAATCATTTAATAATGAGGCATTTGTAACTCTTGATAAACTGGATGTTATCGAACCGAATATAGCTAAACGTCAGGAATACGCCGACGCATACGCCAGATGGAAATATAATATAAATAACGATATAATAACTTTCATTTTAATCACCACAATATTGAGAACCCATATAGCCTTTGCTGTTTGAATTGTAGCAGTCAAACCAGGTTAAGTTATCCGATTGTGCCGGTTGGTTCTTTCTCTCGTTATGAGCCGTCCAGCTTGCCTCAATCATAGCCTGTAACTTAGCTTCTTTTTCAGCACGTACCTTAGCAGCATCTTTTGCCCAACGCCAAGCAGCTTGAAGACATTCGCCCCAAGAGCGACCTTTTCTTTGATACTCATTATTATATAATCTATGAGCGTCTTTCATGATCTGGGATAGGTTGTAGCGTTTCATAATTGTATGTTTTAAGAATGATTATATTTGTTATATCGTTTTCGATATTGTAAATATACTAAAAACAATATAACAAACACTACTTTTAGAGTTAAAACATACTAATAGCAATATAATTTAATCGTTTTTTATCCTAAATACAATATATTCCTTATATTTGCGGTATATTAAATAAGATATAATATGAGTTTAAGATTGAAAGACATTTTGAAAGACAGAAATGAGTCTATAAGTGCGTTTGCTTCTAAAGTAGGTATCACGCAAGCTAATATGAGTAATATCGTTAATGGGAAATCAAGTCCGACTCTTGATACTTTAGAGCGTATAGCTAATTCCCTTAATATCCCCATCACCGAGTTATTCACCTCAAATTCTCAGGAGCTATGCGGGCATGTAGAATATAAAGGTATAATCTACCGAATCAACTCTTTCGATGATTTGGAGAAGGTTCTTAAAATGAAGGAGGAATAAATCGCTAATTCAAGTAATTTTAAAATATGTGTTATGGAAAAATCTTCTACTATAAAAATGGAATTGTTAGAAAACGGATTGGATTTTATTGATAACTCTTTAAAACCTATTCTTGATTCTAAAAATCAACATGATCTGAAATACTCTATTTTACATCTTTCTGCTGGTATTGAATTAGTATTGAAAGAAATATTAAAAAATGAACACTGGTCGTTTATATTTGAAGATATAAATAAGGCTAGCTTAAATAAATTAAATTCTGGTGATTTTGTTAGTGTAGCATTTGAAACAATAATCACCAGAGTAACTAATATTGCACAAGTTGATATTGCAGAATCTTCTTTAAAACAAATCCGTACTATAAAAAAAATGAGAAACAAAATGGAGCATTTTTCTTTTAATGAAAATCCAGATGCTCTAAAAAGCACTGTATCTAAAGTATTGTGTGATATATTAGATATCATAAAAAAGAATCTTGACATTAATAGCTATTCTAAAGATATTATTACTGTTTATGAAAATATGATACTTAAGACTTCAAAGTTTGAAGAGTATGTAAAAATTAGGATGGCAAAATTAGAAAATAAACTTAAAGAATTAGAGGAAGACGAGGTAGAGATTGTTGAATGCCCCAAATGCCATCAAGTTACGTTTCCTTTGAATGAAGACTTAAAATGTCTTTTTTGTGAATATCATGATACCCCAGAACAAGTTGCCGAGGATTATTTGGAAGAGGTTTTGGGAATTTCAATCTTTGCTACAATAAAAGATGGAGGGTATAATCCAATATGCGAATGTCCAGAATGCGAAAGCGAAACAATGATTATTCTTGATGATAATAGCTCTCTATGTTTTAACTGTTCAAAAAGAATCAACAGTGAGAATTTGAGTTATTGTAGTGATTGCGATAATATCATTGAAGTGAATAAGAATAATGACTATGATGATATTTATCTATGCCAAACCTGCATAGACAATAGGATGTCTGAATAGACTATGACAGATAATCACCATATTTTATCTTTTTAAAAAGCAAGTATAAAAATATCGAAAGACAAGAAGTAGAAGTAATAAAGCCAGACTCCTCCGGCTTTCCGTTTAACCACCAAACGCCCGTACCGGTTGACAGACCTGTGCGAGCGTTCAAAATAACATAAAAACATAAATACTATGGAAGATTACATAAAAGACACCCTAATAACTTCTCCATACCCGTTTTGGTTAACAGTGCTTATATTTGCTTTGGTAACCGGATTAGTACAATGTATTGTTTTCTATTTCAAAGAGAAAGGAAAGAACTTGGCAACTAAAGAGGACATAGGTGATATTACCAAAGAGATTAAATCTATCGAAACTGCTTTCATTAATGAGACAGAAAAATTAAAAAGTGGGCTATCCATATTGGCTAATGTCCAAACCGATATTGAATCAATAAAGCGAAACGCTATTATAGATTTTAATAAAACTGTATTTACCTTTATGCACTCTATAATAATCGGAAAAATATCAAACATAACTAATGAAAAAGCCTTGGATGAATATGTTCAAAGACTAAACAATCTCAGCGAACAATCTTTTGCAGACCAAATATTGCTAGATCTGTTCATAGAAGATAATTCTTTAAGAAAAGAGGCTAATGAGGTATTGATTAATGTACTTGAAATGAACAATATTAGGCAGAACGATATTTTAGAATTAAAAAAACTTAATGATGAAGTTAATGAAATTTCACAAAAAGACATTGATACTACAACCAAAAGAAACATGCTTTCAAAAATGACAGAAATAAGAAAAAAACATCTTGAAAAAATGTATGATAAACAAATGGAAAAGTACAGCAACATAAAGGAACAAAATTGGGCTTTCCAAGATATTTGTAGAACATATATATATAAACTATTAGATAAGCCGAACTAACCTCCGGCTTTCCCTTTTAACCACCAAGCCCCCATTCCGTCATCAAACTGAGTATAAGGTATTCAATAAAAGCACTAATACTATGAAATTATATAAATATAGAGCTGATATATATAGAGATTTGTTGACTCTTGTCAATAATCAAATATATGCGCCAACCGTACAGAATCTTAACGATCCAGCTGAGACTATAGTCAATGACAGTAAGATGAATGAAGTTTTTGACCTTATTGAGAAAAGTGGACTTCCAAAAAAGAAAGCAAAAGATAACTATAATAAGATAATAACACAAGCAAGAACTGAATTGGGAATATTCTCTTTAAGCAAAACAGTCGTTAATGAATTACTATGGGCATATTATACTAATGGACATAGAGGCTTTTGTATTGAATATAATCTTGAAGAACTGAAAAAGTCTTTAAAGGTACACTGGCATAGCATTTTTAATGTTCAATATAAAAATGACACCCCAGAGTTTTCAATAAATAGTATGACTAATTATTTAGAAAATGATGCACAATTTGTAAAATGCATAATTGCTACTAAATCAATGGCATGGGAACGTGAAGAAGAAATTAGAATAACTTTATATTCCTCTGGCTTATTGGGAATATCACCCGAATCCGTCACTGGGATATATTTTGGTCTTCGAATGGCCGAATCCGACAAAGAACTGGTAAAAAACTCTTTGAAAGGTCGAAATATAAAGTATTATCAAATGAAGCTAAAGCCTAATAGCTATCTACTAGAAGCCGAATTAATTAAATAGAGTACTAAATTTAAGATGGAGGAATGAATGATGAATATTGGAATTTTGATAATAGGTATAATCCTGATAATAGGAGAGTTAGTTTTAGGCTTAATCTTATTATTTGGACAATCATATGTTAAAAAGAAAGGAGAACATGTTGCAGATAAAGAAGATTCGCGTGGAATTGCATATGAGCAAGAAAAAGGAAAGCAATTGGCTACACAAGAAGATCTCAAAAAAGTTACTGAACTTATTGAAAACATCAAATCAGAGATTAGAGATATTTCATACAAAAAGCAAGACAAATTTATCCAATTCAAGGAAGCAGTAATTGATTTTAATCTTAGCGTTCGATTGTTGGTTGAATACAATATTAAAGATATTTCTGTCACAAACACGATCTCCCCTAGTTCTGAAAAAATAAGGAATAAGCTTAGCGATTTACAATTTAGATTTGGGGAATCATCACACCTATTAGGAAAAATATCCATTTACTCTGAAAAAGATGACGAAGAATGGGTTGCAAAGATGCACCAAACATTTAATAAAATCCTCCCTCTATATAAGCTAACTATAACTATGCTAGATTCATGCGCATTATGTGCTGATAATATTTTGAAATTTAGAAATGAGAATGTTGATAGCATACATATATACAATGATTACAATAACATAATAAATCAATTCGTTCCGAAGCGAAATGAGATAGAAAAAGATGCCCACAATGCCATCAATGAAATAGAAGCACTGACAAAAGAAAAACTCAATATAAAATACAACTCGTAGACAAAAAATAAGAAGCCGGATTCCTCCGGCTTTTTATTTACTCTCTAATCATCCCCGTATTCAAACATAAAACCCCGAATCAATTGAGATCCGGGGCTGTCAAATGAATAGTGCAAAGTTGTTAATCAAGCAAAGTTCACATGACTTAATTCATTGCCGAAACTTTGTAGAGCTTTCTGTATCTTTTCAACAGTCTTTTTACTAGGTTGTCTTCGTCCTGTCACGTAGTGGCTTAATTGCCCTTGTGCCACTCCTGTTATACGTTCAAGTCCTGCGAGAGATAACTTATCACTATAATACGCAAGGAAAGAAGCCACATCATAGCTGAAATCAAACTCCACCTCAGGAAATTCCTTTCCTTCCTCAATGAAGAACTCTTTCATTTCATCACGAGCTAGCAAGAAATCCTGCATAGCTTCTTGAGCTGTCTTTCCGTCACCCGTAAGACCGAAAGGCAAATTGTTATCATCGGGCATATATGCGCTATACCCGTTGTTGCTGCGTTCTATAAAAACTCTAACTTTCATAATCGTGTGTATTTAGATGGATAGGATTAAAAATTAACCCCTGAATCCCGTTTAATTGATTTTAATGTTCCACTTGCTACTTCTTGCTTGCCGTGATTGCTTGTAGTGAAGAACTTGCCTGTAATTGGACTATACCATAAGGGATGTCCGGCTCTTTGTTTTTTTGTCTTTACGCACCCATCTTCAGCAAGTAGTCGTTCCAGTTCATTATACTTCATATCTTATTCGCTTGATTAACAACACAAAGATAATGATATTAAATTTAATATCAAACAAATTGCAACACAAAATGATATTAAATTCAATATCATTAACAATATATGAAAATTAAAAGTTAGTCTTATTCACCAATCATTCTCCGCATCAACTCCCTATTCCTCGGATCATCCGCATTTATCACCTCTCCTACACTCTTTCCAAGCAGCTTTCGTTCTTCTTCACTTAAATAGACAGTAGTAATTGCATCAGCCATGAGCATCTTTAGATTAGCATAGCTGATTCCCCACATGACATAATCCATCGTCCATCCATAACGCTGACAAGCAAAGTCTATCAATGTCCCATAGGTACTATTGCCTCCAAAGGTAATACTACTATTATCTTTCTTTACTGCGGCTATCCTGCTACGTTCTAAGCGTTCTTTGTCTATTCCGAAGTACTTGATAAACTCTTCTGTATTATCTCCGGACAGAACGATTGTAAATATGATAGCGAGTTCTTCTGCTGCTAACTCAGAGAATTCCTTCGCTCGTACTTCCACCTTAATGCCATCAAAGACATCTTCCTTCCGGTTGAACGTATAGTTAGACAGTATTCGGCAAACAATCTCCTTCTTTTCGGTACATAACCGAATGGCTTCCAAATATGGATTAGCAGATATCAGTCTAGCATCAGCCTCCAGGCTCTTGAACAATCTTGCAAAGTGATAAATCATCCCCAACGTAGGAGGATATAAATAAAATTGCCGACTACCAATATTGAAACCGACAGGTCTCTCAATGATGGTATCAGCAATGTTCATTTCAAGCAATTCTTTATCTTCCATGATACTAAATAATTAAAGAGTGCCGGTTAAAGCACTCTTTTCTGAAAACAATCTTTTATTAACCTTCAGGTGCAGGAGCACTTGCGGTATAGGGTTTAACCTGATTGCCGGTAGCAGGTTTCAATGCGTCAAAAGTATATTTCCATTTCTTTCCTTCTGACGTATCGAAAGTATCTTCTACTGAAACTGTTGCCCGATCAATCAGAATCCCTTCGACAGACGAATCTTCAGGAGTAAGCCGGACAGCATATTCTTCCTTGACTACCCCATCCTCATCTTCGATAGGTTTACTTCTGCCTTTGGCCGCACGGATCTCGAACTCAAAAGCGTATGTATTTCTGGAATACTTCACCGCTTCGTTTTCGCCCCCTTCAACCTTAGCCTCCTTCTTCTCTCCTTTGCTTGTCGTTAGTTTAGTAGAGTTTTCTACCGGATCGTATTCTAACTTATCCCATTTAGTTGGGGCAGCTCCATCAGCACCCAGCTTTCCAAATTCAATTTTGGGTTTTCCCCATGATAATTGTGCCATAATACTTATTCGTTTACTTGTTTATACAATAACTTGTTATTGATGAAGTGCTCGCTCTTACCGTTCACTTCCATTACCCTTTGTTTATCCAGCGTGAAACGGTAATCTTCTCCACGTTGCACTTCTAAAAGTTCAGCGGCCAGTTTGCAGAGTTGACGCAGACGGACTGAATTCTCCTCAGCCTGCCCATCACGTAGATTATCGGGAACATAGATATTCACATTTACAAAAGCTTCCTGAATCTGTCCTTTACCATTGTCAAGCATAGAAATGACAATATCTTCCTTGCCTGAGTTAAGCGGTCTTAGAGTCTTGCTCAATTTCCCGGTAACAGCCTTCTCCAGTTCAGACCCTTTGATTATTTTGTAAACATCATCCTTTATTTCAATATCCGATTTCATCCTACTACCTGACTTTTAAGTTTCTCCATCATATGATAAAATTCAGCATGAGCCAACAGTTCTGCAGAAGCAAGAACAGACTTACTATCTTTGGCTTCTACATATTCGGCATAATGCATACCAGCAACGACGATCAGCACATATCCGCTTGAGTAGTTCTTAGCAAGTCTAACAGCTAGTTCCTTACCTGTTTTCGATCCTTCTGAACCACTTAAGACAGTTTCAAAGCCGGACGTCTTCACAATCTCCCCATGAGCAACAACGACATAACCAACAGAGCTTCGAAGATTTCCAGTTTGATTAAACCAGCTTTCTTCTTGAGATCTATCTCTAGCCTCTGTCACGCACTCATTACCTAGATTCGCCAAAGCCTGAATAGTAACCGAATCGCTCTGTTTAGTTCCTGTATCAAATATAGCATTAATCTCCGACAATGATGTAGTCATTCTTATAGCCATAGTTTTGCATTTAATTGTCCTCTGTGAAAACCTTGAACCTGTTTTTCAGCTATTACGCACCCATTGTTTAATAGCCGGATAACATCACCTATCTTGAACTCTCTACAATTCTGATTCAGATAAACCACATATTGATACACATATACCGTACCATCTTCAAAAGTCATCTGATTAGCCTTATTGTTAAGTTCATACCGGCAGGGAATACTACCTTCAAAGAAAGATGTGCCGGGATGATAATCGCCTAGATAGTCTTCGTAGCCTTCGATGATTACCTGGTATTGCAATATGTGAGGTCTGAAATTAGGTATCATAGGAATGTACATTTAGGTTTGTTAGACAATTCATCCTTCAATCCATATTGTTTGCACAGAAAGAAATAATAGGATTTGATTCCGTCAAAATTCCAAGAGACTGAAACTCCCCCCTCTCCCATTGAAACGGGCCGAAGCAATAGAGAGGGGATGAACTTAGCCATCGCCACGGACACACGAACTTTATTGCTTGCATCTCGTTCAACATCTCCGTTCTCTAATCCAGCATCTTCTACAATATCCAAAAGGTCAGCCTCCGACAGTTGAATGCCGAAGGTCTGAAACTTCTGTTGTATGTAGTCGTTTGCCGTCATCTTAGTATGGTGTAATCAATCTACTATATGCAGTGTAACTATAATGCGTACAATGCTTCGATTTATATACGTATCGGAACGGACATTTAGGAACAGTAACCAGCTTGCTTTGAATAGCCGGACTTTCAGCAATAACAAATACAGGTTGCGGGGCTGTTAACACCAAGTAATCCATAGGAACGATTTTAACGACCTCGTTCTGAATCATCGGCAGACCAACATCAACCATCACGACATCTGATTTTGGCAAAATAGGTTCGCTAAAACTTGATGCCTGTACGCCCAACGAAACTAAGGACATCATCAAAAAGCCACACATGGCAAAAATAAAATTCTTCATCTCTTTACTGATTTATAAAATTAAACAATGGAAGGGAAAGATACTACCCTATCCTTTTTATTCGATACCTAATGCTTCTTTCAAAGCAGAAGTCTTTTCTTCATCCAGTTCGCCTGCTTTAGAAAGAAGTGTTCCCTCTCTCATATTTGCAGTTACAGAAACACCGATAGACTTCAATGCTTCTACAACGTCTTTCTTTTCAAACTCCTGCTCGAAGAGAACAATCCCCTTAGAGGCTTTCTTCTCTTCAATAACTTCGGCAAGTTTGCGATCCGAAAGATCTTTCACACGGGCTTCGTCTTCAAAATCGAGGATTGTACCTGGATTATACACTTCGCCAGTAAACTTGTCGCAGAAAATATCAATCACTTTAATCTTCATAGAATCCTCCTTATCCCTCCGGGATAGCGTTCATGGTTGATAAATCGAAATTCACAATCTTATTCGGAGAAGTAAACTCAGGAATCCACTCAGCAGTGTACTCCATGTATCGACCTTCTTCGTCACGATAGTTGCATACCGACATCTGACCTTCAGCGGTATTATAAGAACGTCCCGGAACCGGATCGGTCATAACATACGGCTTATGGTGGCGCATCTTCATCACCTTGTCTGTTTGCAACAGGGTAATACGGTTATCAGCATAAATCTGCACGTTCTCGCCCGCCTGATTCTCTACGTAATCCTCCTTGATCTCGATCGCAGGAAGCCCGATGCCGGTAAATACACTGGAGGCCATCTGGTCAGTCACCAATCCTGCATTAACCATGAACTCACGCTCGCCAAGAATCATCTTGAATTTATCCCCGAACTCGGAAGCACCTACAATGTTCTTCATGAATGTGCCACGAGACATAATCATCTTGGAGAACACACCGTATTTAGCTTTCAGTTTTTGAATCTCCTGCTGTAAGTAAGAGATAAACTTATCCTTTACTGCAGCTTCTGGAGTAAGGAAGTGGAACGGCAACTCGATATCAAGCAACTCGATATTTTCTTTGTTGTCAGCCAAGTGAACCTGTGCTTTACCAGTCATCAATAATCCAGGAACAACGATATCCATACGCTTGTGTGGAGCAAGTAAAATCTGACGATAATCATCAACAATAAAGTCGATAATCTCCTGTAAGATTGTACGCTGGTCAGCGGTATTGGCGGCATTGAATTTATCAATGAGGTCTTGCAATTGCGACAGACGTTCAATATCCATCTGATAACGGTCGCCCAAGTAAGCGATTTCAGTATAACCGCTTCCGAGTGAGCGTCTTTCACGAATGGGCTTCTGGTCATTCTTACCAAGAATGGAACCGGCAACAACACCCGTTACCGTCCCAAGATAAGTCTTGAAAACACGGGTTTTAGTTTCCAAGAAATCTCCGTATTGCTTCCAATAGATTGTGTCCAATCTCATCTGAAGCACACGGTCGATAATCGCCTTAACGATTGCAGGGTCTGTGAATAAAGTTTGTATAGTCAAATTCATAACTCTACTTTTTAATGATTAATACTCAAACTGGAAACGGCTTGTCAATCCAACCTTATCCAGTTCATGAATAGGAAGAGCCAGCTTGCTTTCCTTTACCTCATAGGCTTGCATCAAGAGAGTGCAGAGGACAGCTCCATCGCTCTCAACTTTCTTCGCGTCATAAAGAACGAAGTTAGCAGTGTTCTTCTTCACTGTACCACCCACTGCGGTAGCTTCGAAAAGAACCGCATCCTTAGCGATGTTTTCTCCGAAAGCCGCTTTGATGGTTAATACATCGTAGGCTTTATGGGACTTATCGATAGATGCTACTTCTGCGCCTTTCTTTCCGTTTCCGATAAACATACCCTGATAAGCCAAAGAATCTTTTGCCACCTTGATGGTAAGATTAGACTCTCCTGTGGTATAAGCTTCAACCACTTTCACATTACGGACGGGAACGAGTGTCCGTTTATTCAAATCCGCTTGTACCGGAGTGAACACGGGCAAAAAGGAACCAACAACCAAATTGGCTATGTTCAACTTCCACGGTCCGCTCTTTCTAACACCTGTTTCAACACGGTAAAACTCTTCCGGCTTATAATCCGGTTTCAAGTCATAATGTGTACCTGCTGCCATTTAATTTACTTTTTAGATTCAACAATCGTTTTTGTACCTTCCGAAATCATACCAGCAATAGATTCGTTTTCTTTCTCAATCTTCGTCTCCGCTGATCCGGGAGGGTTCACACCACTAAAGCCTATATTGGCGAGTTCCTGCTTTGCGTCCTTGAAAAAAGTATCTAAGTCCGCATCATCGGGAATCGCATAACGCTTTGCGAATGTTTCGGGAATACCATACTCCTTTGCCTTTGCCATAATCTGCTCCTGTCGGGTAGCCTGTAATTTTTCTTGCTTTAAAGCGGAAAGTTCAGTCGAAAGATTCTTATTTGAATCAATCAAAGCTTGTGCCCATGCAGGTACATCATCTTTCTTGTCTTCCGGATTCGGATTTGGGTTAGGATTGGGATTCTCGATTGGCTTACCATCTTTAAGGTTATGCTTCTTCTCGTAGTTCTGGACAGAAGTACGGGTAGCATCCCCTGCACGGAAATCACCATAAGAATTTAACACGTCCGAAAAGCTGATACCCTCAACAATAGAGTTTACCTTTGTCTCGTCCGTTACACCCTCTGCCTTTTTAGTGGCAATTCGGGTGAGAATAGCAGCATCCACCCCAGTAAACTTGGTTTGGAGGCCCGCTAAGATTTGTTCTAAAATTGTCATACTGTATGAATTAAAATTTGAGCTTCAATTTGCAGAAGTAAAAATACCACCAATACAGATGATTAGTAAATATTTAAGCTTCCTATTCACGACAATAGAACCATTGTCGTAAATACGGTATAAAAGTAGTAAGTAAGTAGGTAGAAGGGAAATAATTAGATGGTGTAGAATTCACCAAGAAGAGATTGTGAAGAAATCAATTTAAAATTGTATTTTTGAGGACTTAAAATAAATAACTTATGGATGATTTTGAAAAAACAATAACATATGCACATCAAGTTTCCGCCCAACAAAAACTTTTCAAGCAGTGGTTAATTAAATTATATGGAGTGAATGAAGAACTTCAAAAAGAATACAATAAATTTTATTTCAACATTTACTATATAACACTGTCAGAGCTGATAAACCCCAAACAAGGCCTAAAATATATAGATAAAATAGTATCTCGTGAATATTGCGAAGAATTATCGCTGTATTTCGAACTAAAAAAACATTTAGACAAGATAGTAAATCTTTTAACTGAAGAAGAAGTTACATGGATACATTACAAACGGGATTCGAGTTGTCATATTTTTCAAGATTCATACAACTATATAAAGGAGAATTTCAGTGAAAGAGAAAATAGAAAGAATATTCCTCTTTCTGAAATTAGACAAAAGATAGAAGAATTTCTTTTAAGACATGATTGTAATGACAAAAAGGCTGATATTTACATTTTCAATAAGCTATACCCTCATATATCTAAAATGTTACAAGATATTGTTGGTTTAAAAGGATAA